TAGTGTTTTTTAAGCATCTCCCTCTCCTGTTAAATATTCATAAACAACTTCAACATCTTCGGTGTTTGTGCTAGAATCTTTATTAAAAAATCGCGCGCTGCGTAATAATTTATTTTCTAGCTTTTCAATTTTTATATTAATAAACCACCTCAGCATATAATGATTAATTATAACTAAAGTGGCTATATAAACTAATGTAAATACATCAAATCCGTTTTCTGACAAAGATTGCAACCAATAGACCATTATAAATCCCAAATTTTGTATAAATAAATAATAAAAAGTCCCATAATAAAAAAAGTAAAGTGCATTATAGTCATTACCTTTCTCCTAGTTTTCTTTCAAACCAAGTTATTAATATGCTTATTAATAAAGTTATTATAAAAATAGAAATAGTTATAATAAGCATAGAAACGCTAAATAATAATAAATCCAATATCCAATTTGCGGGGTCAAATATTATCATTGTTTTCCTTTTCTAACTCTTCTTCGTTTTTAAAAAACTTTAAATAATCTTCATATTTATTATCAATTTCTAGCTCACTAATTCTATTTAGCACTAGTTGACGACGATACATTTCTTTACGGGTTCCGTATTCTAGCGTAAGACTATCGTTGTACTGAGAATCGTCACCAGAAGCATCAAACTGCACGGTTTGTGCTAGCCAATCATCTTTTGTTATTTTGCTTTTTTTATTCATAGTTATATCCTTATAATTACATCGTTAAGTAGGAATGTCGAGAATTAATAATATTACCAAACTGTTATTAGTTAGTGTTGTCTCTAGTATTCCTACTTTTAGATGTTGTAATCATGCTCTTCTATATCGTCCCATTTTTTTTCAAACAAATGGTATTGTTTTTTATAAACATAAAAGCAGTACCATTTTCCCCAAAGGCTTTCATCTTGATACATTTCCCAATTTTTTCCAACAAACCACCCTTTTTTTCTCCAATATTTCCTTCCTTTTTTTCTATCTTCTTCACTATCGTGAATTACTTCTCTTTTCATAAATAAATGGCGCGCACTAGGATTGCTGATGCGGAGCAAATAGGCTTTGAGAGGAATGTAGTTGCGAGTAGCCTAATGTTCATGCGCGCCTAAATCTTTTTTACATCGTTCACACATTTCTCTAATTTTTCCATACGTAGGATAATTTCCATAATATGCAGTATATGATTTTCCTTTTGAAATTTTTATTATCTCCCAACAAACCTTACAAGTTTTGCAATATTTAACACATTCATCGGCTCTTTTACTGTCATAGTTTTCTTTCTTATATTTTTTTGGGGTATAATCATTTGACATTCAGTTTCTAGCTAAAAAATGTTTATCACTTAGAGCCAACCAAGTGCTTATTTAACAATTTTTATACCCCAATTTTTTACAATTTTGACATACTTCTCTTTTTAATTTGTACGAAGGAAAGTTTCTGTATTTTATGTCTGCGCCTATTTTAGTTTCATATACATTTTTACATGGAATACAATATTTTAAAATAGCTCTGTCTTTATAGTCTTTTTTCTTTTTTACGTTTACAGCTCTTTCGCCAATTATGTAGTCTATTATATGCACATTAAACTCCAATTTTGCTCAGCATAGAATTAAAACTTTTATCAAACTCGACTTTATTAAGGTTTTCTGCTTTGATATTTTCTTCTTTTCTAGTTAATGGTTTTTTGCTCATTTTTTTGCTAGCTTGAATCATTTGATGTTCTTTTTTACTCGTAAAAAACCCTTCTCCACATTCACAAATTGCATCTTCATGTTTAACAATTTTAAAATCAGTTGTTTTTTCTTTTAAACAACCGTCACAGATGTAATGCCACTCTTTTTTAACAGGAGTTAAGTTTTTAATTACACTATTTCCGCTAATAAGTTCATCGTCAAAACGCTCTTGATGTAGCCAAGTGCTAGCCATTGGCATAAATTGGACTTCTGTATTGTTTTCTTTCCAATGTTTTTTATAGGCATTTAAACCGTTTATAATTGTTTCTTCTGTTATGCCGTTTTTTCTATGCTTGATATATTTTTCTAAAGCAGTTTTTCGACCATCTCCTTTCGGATATTGTTTCCAAAAGTTTTCTTTAAACTCTAATTCAAAATCTTTTTCTTTGTTTTGTTTTTTAGTTTTTACTTTAACTTCTACTTCTCTTTCTTCTTCTTTATTGGATAGCCTAGCTATAGCCTTGCCATTACCTTGCCATCTAGTCTTAGCACCTTTCTTGCCAGCATCAGACATTCTTTCTCTATAAGCAACCATTTTACCTCGTTCTTTTTCAAGCCGATTATTTACTAGCTTACCATCTTCTACCACGAAACAATGCTTTATAGCCTCCCAATCGGTTTCAAAATCAACAGGATTCCCACAAAGCACTTTTAATTTAACAAGATTATTTGGCAACTCTCCCTCAATCCATTCGTTTGCAAGTAGTGTTATGTATATTCCACGCTGAGCCATCGTCATTAACTGAACGTTTATATCGCTTAAAAAATCTCCAGCATAAAATTGAAACGCTGGTGCTTTATTTATCTTAAATTTTTGCATCAATTTCCTTTTTTCTAATATTATTTAGTTTAACTGAAAAATGTTCTATTTTTGGAAATCTCCTCGTTACAAAAACGGTATTTTCATTAATTGACCTAATTTCCCCGCTAATAAAAATAGTGTCTCCGTCGTCATTTGTAGTTTGAGCAGTAACCATATCTCCAACTTTATATTCTTTTGATAGCACTTTCAATATCCCTTGCTCTGTCGTTATAGACTTCCCTCTCTTCTTCTAGCTTTTCGTCGCTATAATCTTCATCATGTATTAATTCTAAAAAATCATCATAAGGAAGTATAGCGTATATTTTTCCCCTGTCTTCTTTTACAACTTGTAAATCAACTTGCTCGGGATTGGGTTTTATCCAATTTGCTATGTTTTTACGAACTTTACATTGTACTCGCCAATCTTTGTCTTTTGAAGTAAGCAAAACATCTACTTCCTCTCCATGACCTAAACTAAGTCCGTTGCTAGCATAAGCCCTTTTTGACTTCACGCCAAAATCTTTAGCAATATTAGTCACCTCTCTTTCAAATCTGTTTCCTTTTTGCTTACTTCTACTCGACATATCTTCTCCTATGCAAATGAAAGATTATAAGTATTACCTACACCGATAGGTTCTCCATAAACATATTTAGCATATTTAGAGTTTTTACCTCTAATATTTTTGTTTTTTAATTTATGGGTAACAATAGAATAACCTTCTTTACGTAAATCATTTATAATCGCCGCTAGCCTAGTAATTTTATAATATTCTATTGCATACCAGCTTGTTATACTTCCTTGTGATTTTAAATGATTTAATATAGTTGCTTTTTGTGAATTAGGCATTTTCAAACTCCTTCCATTGTCTTTTTTCTTCTTCTTCTGAAAGATAATCGGGTTGATTTATTGCCATACCGTCTGCCTCTTCTTTAGAGGGGTTGTGCTTAGAAGTTTCTGGAAAAAGTTCATCAACAGCTTTTTCTTTTGTTACTTTTGGTTCTGCTTTTTTAGAAAGCTCAGAGTTTATTTTTTCTGTAGTTCTTAGGATTTTTTCTGCATTTGCATAGGATAATATTTTTTCATTTGACATGTTTTTAATAATCCAATCTAAAAACTTATCTTCAAGAGATTTCCATGTAAGCTCTTTGTTTTTACCAAATCCAAGTTTTCGGTTTCGCATCTCTTCGTTCCAATCAAGTGGTTTTTGTACGTCTTTTTTAACAAAAGGCTTAGGCTTAGAAGATTTCGGTCTTACAGAAACTCCATTTTTTTGTTGTTTAATAGCATTTTGAACTTCATTAGCTGATGCAAATTCCTCTCCTACAAAACCAGCACTTGATAACGCTCTACCTATTGCGCTAGTTTCACAATTTTCAAGGGCAGATGTTTTATTTATGTGTGAAGAACCATAAGTTTCTTGGTTGTACCCTTCATAAATATTGTCTCCAACCTTTATGGTTGTTTTCATTAAGACTATATTTTCATCATTTTTTAATATTTCAGTTGTAATGCTTTTAATGTCTTTTTTGTGTTCTTTGTGAAAGAGTTCTATTCTTTCAGCAACGGTTCTGTATTGTTTTCCGTGTATATTAACTGGCATTTCTTACTTCTCCTACTATTCGTGGTTTTATGGTTGGTTGTTTTGTTGTTTTATACGAGAATTTAGTTTGTCTTTTTTCCTCGTAATCTTTTGGAAACTCTCCTGTTTTTTTAATATGCTCAACAATAGCTTTTTTGTCGGGTTTTTCTGTGACTCTAGTAGCAATATTATTTTTATAAGAATAATCAAATAATGTTTGGTCTTCTCCAAATGTTCGAGTTGTTCTTGTGGTTAGCTTTAGGGTTCCGTTGGGTAAATTTGCCGTTTTTTTATCGGTATTTTGATATTGGTGGTTCATGTACCCATTTAAAATTTCTTCTCGATAATT